GTCCTGGTTGTTTACTGAAATTTCCAATGGCAACCCGATAGTAATTGGACTTACAGTTGCATTAGCCGCTTATGTAATAGTGGCAAATGGAGCTGCAATAATTTCGGGAATTGTATCAGCGGCAACAGCGGTATGGACGGGAGCGCAATGGTTACTTAATGCTGCAATGACGGCAAATCCAATAGGATTAATAATTGCAGGAATTGCCGTATTGGTTGGACTGGTTTACGCCTGTGTTAATGCCTATGATACCTGGGGTGCAACCGTATTATTCCTTATGGGACCTTTTGGTATGATTATTAACATGGTTATGGCATTGAAAAATAACTGGGATTCAATTAAAACAGCCTTTACAGATGGCGGTATAATTGGAGGCCTAAAAAGAATTGGCATTGTCTTGCTTGACACCGTTCTTTATCCTGTTCAGCAACTTTTAGGTCTACTGGCAAAGGTGCCAGGTATGTCTAAATTAGCAGGTGGAGGTGAGAAGTTTATTTCCGATATACGAAAAAGCATGAATTTAGTTACACCAGATTCTGCGGATAAGGTAAAAAAGAAGGTAGGCATTTCAACACCGGCAATACCGGGGTTTCCGGACTTAGGCGGTGGGGGTTCTGGTGGTGGAGCGGTAGCAACTAAGGCAGGGACTGAAAAGGTTGCAACTGGTGGAGCCCGTAATACTTCCATAAATATCAATTTGGGTAAAATGGTTGAAAATATAGTATTCAGTGGTGGACTAAAAGAAAATGCACAGGACTTAACCAGGCAAATTGAAGAAATAATGCTTCGGGTGTTGTATGCAGCTGAATCTGCTAGTTAAATACCAATTACACGAATTAAAACGAATTACACGAATGATAGACCCGATAAAAGATATTAACGAAGCGACTAACATTGCACTTATAGCGCAAAATGCGTTGGGCTTTGCTTTGCCTCCGTTCATTCCGTTCCGGGATACTGTAAGGGTAAAGAAGTCACAATCAGTAGAAGCATCTGAAGAATTAAAGTCGAAATTATCATTAGGGTTTGTTGAAAATACCAACTGGCAGGTTCCGCTAATGTTTCAACTGGCCGGACAGATAGACTTTGATTTTCCGGTTGACCCTATTATCAGTTTGTCAAGTAAGAATATAATCACCCGCAGATATGTAAATAAATCGGGTATGCGTGGAACGATAAAAGAACGGTGGAGTCAGGATGATTGGGATATCACTATATCAGGCGTAATCATTGAACCGGATGCTGATGCTATGAAAAACATATTATTGGAATTGCGTAAGTATTGCGAATCGCCAAAGTCAGTGGATGTTAAATGTATGGTATTGTCGGCTACGGATATTACAAAAATAAGCATTGAAAGCCTGGACTTACCATTTACCAAAGGTGTGGAAAACCAAACCTTTGTTATTAAGGCTTATTCTGATAATGAATATACGCTATTAACCGGAATCTGATTATGTTTAAAATGTCATGGAAAATAACAGTAGGTAAGTTTATCCTGGGGATGATTGAAAGTGTAGAGGTAGTTCATAGCGTGGAACTGCTAAGCGACACAGCAAGTATCATTTTACCGGCTACCGCTTATAATGCAGCGTTGGATATTGAGAGCAAAATAAAACGTGGGGACACGGTAACAATCCAGCTGGGTTATGATGATAATCTGGTAACTGAATTTGAGGGATATTTAGAAAGTATTCAGACTGATGACGGTTCATTGAAATTACAGTGTGAAGATGGTTTGTTCCAGTACCGGAAGTCCCTGGATAATGTGGAGCTTAAAAATGTAACTGTAAGCGATGTTTTGAATCATGTAAACAAGGCAATCGGAGATTTTTCCCTTAGTTGTGATTATGATTTTAAGTACGATAAATTTGTGATCAACAATGCAACCGGTTATGATGTACTTAAAAAGATACAGGAGGAAGCAAAACCAAACATCTACCTGAAGGGAACGGTACTTCATGTTCATCCGCAATACTCTGAGATATTTGGTAAAGCAGCTTATGATTTTGCAGTAAACATTGAAAGTGAAGAATTGAAGTATAAACGTGCCGACGAACGGAAAGTACTGGTAACAATGGAATATACCGGTAAGGATGGTAAAACACAAAAGATTGAATTTGGTGACACAGGTGGTGAGCGGGTTGATAAGAATAGCGGAACAACTGACATAAAGAGCATCATGCTCCAGGCAAAACAGGAATACGTTAGCAGGGTGTATGAAGGATATGAAGGAACGTTTACCGGATGGTTGATACCATACTGCGATGCGGGTTATAAAGCTTCTATTCGTGACAAAGAATACCCGGTTAAAGATGGCACTTATTACGTACTGGAGGTTAAAACAGTTTTTTCAAAGGCGGGCGGAGTCCGGACTATTAAGATAGGTAAGAAAATTTCATAACATGGGAAAAGAGAAACAAATACGGGAAAGCATACAAAAAATCGCAAACGCAGGATCCCGAAGTTCTCATTTTATGAACGCTGAAATTGTGAGTGTTGACTCAGAGACTTGCACGGTAAAAAGAAATGGTTTGGAACTCTCGGATGTTCGGCTTGGTGCTGTAGTTAATAGCAACACAAAGAACCTGGTTATTAAACCGAAAGTTGGCAGTCTGGTATTAATAGCCGACCTGAGCAACGGTCAAATGCGAGACCTGGTAATTATAGGTTGGAGCGAAGTGGATACAATTACCATTAACGGTGGTGAGTTGGGCGGGTTGATTAAGATACAGGATTTAACCGATAAACTGAATGCATTGAAAGATCAATTAAACGCTGTTGTAACGAAGTTTAATTCACATACGCACAATGTGTCGACAACAGGAACGGCAGCGGCACAGGCGGGCGTAGCGGCGGCCACAACGGGACAGGCTCAACAGGCGACAGCATTTAATAAAAGTGATTATGAAGATGAGAAAATAAAACATTGATCTATGAAAAATACAGGCATACTATTAACGAATGAATGCGAACTGGCTATTTCGGTTCAACGGGATACAAGCGGTTTAATTACTTCAGGGATGCTTGTTGGAAATACACTGTATCAGAATCAGTACATTATTTTGAAAGCTCAGAAAGGTGAACTAAAGGAAAATCCAACACTCGGTTGTGGAATTGATGACCTTGCAAATGATGATGACCTGAACGCCTGGCAAAAGTTGATCCGTGAAGAAATGGACAAAGATGGCATGCAGGTGAATAAACTAACGATTGATGAGAGTGGAATGACACTGGAAGCTAATTATAGATAGAATTACACGAATTAAAACTAATTACACATATTATGGCAGACTATAGAAAAGCAATATTGAAAGTCTTATTGACTGAAGGTGGTTATGTAAATGATCCTTCTGATAATGGTGGAGAAACATATCGTGGTATAGCTCGTAAATTCTGGCCATCATGGGGTGGTTGGTCCGTAATTGACCAGGCTAAAAAAACGCCAAACTGGAAAGCAGGATTAAAGAATAATTCAACCCTGAATGAAATGGTTGTTATTTTCTATCGTACTAACTTTTGGGTTAAAATTGGTGGTGATTATATTAAAGATCAGGATATCGCATACATGTTGGTTGATACGGCAGTTCTTGAAGGAATTAAGCCGGCTATTAAAAAAGCCCAGGATATTGTTGGAATATCACAGACCGGGGATGTATCGCCATTATTACTAACTAAATTATGTCTGTTGGCATGAAAAGGATAATGTTCATATTATTGCTTATTCCGGCTATATGCTTTGCCGTCGTTCCATTGAAACGTGATAGCCTTACAATTTTAAAGGATTCTATTACTAAGTTGAATCAACGTCCTGTGATGACAAAGGCTCAGTTTGTGAATTTGTATAAATATGAACGCTTAGAGAAGTATTATAAAATATGTAAACGCAAACCAACTCAGTGGAAATACTACAAAGGTTGGAGCACTAGAGTATTTGAATTATGAACAAGGGAGAAATAATGATATTCGTATTCGGCACTCTACTTGGTGGTAACTGGATAATTAACCTTCTGACAATAAACAGTCAAAAAAGAAAAGCTGCTGCTGAAGCTAAAAAGGCAGATGCTGAAACTGATACTGTTAATATTGAGAATGAAGGTAAGAAGATTGATAATATGCAGGAACTTGCTGAACTATGGAAAAAGCTTTCAGATGAAAAATCTGCAATCGATGGTCAACGGATAGGAGCACTAACTGATAGAATGCAGGAATTTGAAACGCTTGCACTTTCGTTTGAGAACCTGGCAAAATCCTTACAAAAAGAAGTTAGTAAATTAACCAGGGCAATTACCAAAGCAAAAGAATGTCCCGGAGCTGAAAAATGCCCGGCATTACTCGAACTAAATAAAATTGATTGATATGAAAAAGATACTATTTCTTGTAGTTCTCGCGCTGATCACATTCAGTTGTCGTACAACAAAGCAAACTTCAACCTCGAAAGCTGAAGTAAAAACAGAAGCTAATTTGACAACTAATCAGTCAAATGATGCCAGTTTGAACATTACTTCAGGGACAGAAACTAAAGCATCACAGTCCGGAACTATTAAGGCCACGGACACCGGAACTGTTGAAGAAACCACAGTCGAAGAAAATATTACGACAAACTATTCAAAGCCTGATTCAACCGGTAAACAATATCCGACATCAACTACAACCAATAAGAAAACAATACACAGGGGTGAACAAAAGAACCTGAATACCAATGTAGAAAAGAAGAGTAATTTAGATTATCTGACAAGAAATGAAGAGAAGTCGAATTTTAAATTTGATAAGTCAATAAAAGTCAAAGGAAAAACAGATACACAGCAACAATCAACAAATAAACTTACTGAAGAAACGAAAACACCTGCGTGGGTTATATTCGGGATTCTCATTTTGATTTTTGCCGGATTGGGATTCATCTACTATTTGTTGAAAAAGTATAATGTTTTGAAGTGATATCTTCCGGTACCGCACAAATAAACAATAAAAAAGTATCAGTATCATGAAAGCATTACAAGGTCAATCTATTTTCGATATAGCTATTCAAACAGCCGGCTCAATTGAGGCAGCTTTTTCCATGGCATTATTGAATGATTTGAACTTGACTGATGACTTGGATACAATAAGCGAACTGGCATTATCTCAGGTGTTGAACGATACTGTTTCAAATTATTACCTGGACAAACAAATTAAGCCGGCAACGAGTCGGGCACGAGCGGTTGAAGTAAGCGGTGTTCCGGTCTCACTTGTTGGTGTTAGTCCAATTATACAGAACAATGTTCTAAAATCGGTATCCGGGCAAACTCTTTTCGATATCGCTGTTCAGGTTTCCGGTTCTGCTGAAGCTGCATTTGAAATGGCATTAATCAACTCGATCGGATTAACTGATGAACTTACTTCAGAAATGGTTCTTTTACCGGCAGGGATTCTTAATAAACAAATTGCTACCTATTACCAGGATAAACAAATTAAGCCGGCTACCGGATTAGGTTCGAGTCTTATCCGGACTCGAATCTTTGATTACACATTTGACTTAACATTTAATTAAAAAATATGGCACGACTCATAGCTGATATTAAAACTGAAATAGGTAACGCTTACATTGCTCAACCTGCTATTCAAACAATCTATGACATACAGGATATAACACTTGGATTTGATGCTATATTCTCAAAGGTTAG